TTAGGGGTATAGTTTAATGGTAAAACGAAGGTCTCCAAAACCTTTGATGTGGGTTCGATTCCTACTACCCCTGCCAATTTTATAATTTATTGTGGCGGTTGTGGCGAAGTGGTTAACGCACCGGATTGTGATTCCGGCATTCGTGGGTTCAATTCCCATCAGCCGCCCCATTTTTGTTGGGCTATAGCCAAGCGGTAAGGCAACGGATTTTGATTCCGTCATTCCCTGGTTCGATCCCAGGTAGCCCAGCCAATTTATGCGGAAGTAGTTCAGTGGTAGAACACCACCTTGCCAAGGTGGGGGTCGCGAGTTCGAATCTCGTCTTCCGCTCTCTGTTTTTAACAAGGCGGCATAGCCAAGTGGTAAGGCACGGGTCTGCAAAACCCTTATCACCGGTTCAAATCCGGTTGCCGCCTCCATTTAATTTAATAGTTTGAAATGGTCCTTATCTATGCCGGGGTGGTGGAATTGGCAGACACACAGGACTTAAAATCCTGCGGTAGGTGACTACCGTGCCGGTTCAAGTCCGGCCCTCGGCACCATATTTTTAACCATTTCATATTAAGCGCCCGTAGCTCAATTGGATAGAGTACTTGACTACGAATCAAGCGGTTAGAGGTTCGACTCCTCTCGGGCGCGTATTAAAAAACTAGCTATTAAATAGCTAGTTTTTTTGTTTTATCTTATTTTATTTCTCTTTATTCTATTAACTGCATTAAATAGCTGCAGGTAATTTATATAAGGAGAGTGGATGAGTATGACTCAGCAAGAATTAGGGAATGAACCAGAATTTCTAAAAAAGGTGGAAATGCTTCAACAAATTGAAAGTGCCCGTATCGTTTATATTGATGATTTTATCCCCGAAGGCGAGGAAGAATCTGATCAAACAGCTTACTTTGAGCAAGCGCTAGGGACAGGGAATGTGAAGCTTATCTTAGGACCTAAGCGATATTATGCAACAGTTAAATTACCTAGTCGCACAGTATTAGAAGGTCAAGGAATGGAATTAACAACAATTCAAACTCCTAATCAAGCACCTGATTATGAGTGGACCGTTTCGGTAAAGGACAAAGAGAATGGAGCTGAATATATTACGGTCCGAAACTTAAGCTTGGACGGCAATCGAAGAAGAGGATCTGAGCCAGCTGGGGGGAGTCGCTCTAGCTGCTTAACGTTTCATGGAGTAAAGTACGGCTGGGTTAGCAACGTGTTTGCGTACAACAGCTCTCTTCATGGGTTTGATGTGACTTCAACAGGGCTTGATTACCATTATGAAGGCGACGGAACGGTTGACACAGGTCCATCTCAATATGTATGGATTGATTCATGTAAAGCAACAGATTGGATTGACGATGGCTTTACAACACATCATAGTGAGTTTATTACAATCTCTAACTGTTACGCGTTTGATCCTAATAACAGAGGAAATTGCAACGCGATTGAGATCGATGATGGCAGTCGCCACGTGATGTTAACGAATAACTATTCCAAAGGATGTTATGGTGGTATTGAGATAAAAGCACATGCAAACTCAAGTGCCGCTACTAATGTTCATATCATGGGGCATATTTCACAAGAAGATACACGAAGCTATAATTTCCGCCATATTGGCCATCACACAGCAGAGGATCCTGATTCCACAACAGCGTTTCATTTAACGGCAACAAATTTAGTTTCCTTGCACCCAAATAACAAGAAAGGTTTTCAGAATAACACAGATCCTCGCGCGTTAGTAATAAGTGCTTATACGAATGTAAGTATAACTAATTTTACGGCAATCGGAGATATGGACTATGATTTTGGCAACACGCCAGTAGTTGCTGTTCAGTATAAGGCAAAGAACGTGTCTTTAAGTGGCTTTAATATTAGTCAATTTAAAAATGCGAGTGATGCAATTACTATTTTTGGTGGAAGTAATAGAGGAGATCAAATCGCTTTAAGCAATATTAATATTCATGATGCAGGTGTGAATAATGGTATCTTCATTGGAAGTGGGCACGGAAAAGTATCAATAACAAACGTCAACGCCATTAATTCAAAAGGTGAAGGGAACAATGCTGTTGAGACCGCAACGAATTCAGTTCACCTTAGTGGGATATCTACTACAGGTTATCGGTATACAGTAAGGAGTGCTGGTGTTAATTATGTGGAGCCCATTCATGTTCTTAAGGGTGGTGCACGCATTTCTTCAAGTACGGGTGAGCCGACCCATGAACAATCTATTATACTAGCGAGCACATCCTCACCGACCGCATCAGGTTCAAAGACGATAGTTGGTGCCTCATCAAATTCTCATGCTGAAGGAGAAGGTGCCGTTATTTTAGGCAGTGCAGGAAACTCTAGAGCAAGGGGACCACGTAGCAGCATTTTTAGCTCAAGTGGTTCTTCAGCGGGTGTACCAAGTGGTGGTTTTGGTTCAATGGTATTAGCAAGCAATTTAACGGTCAATCCACAAAGTTACTCTGTTGTGGGTGGATATGGAGCTTCTGGAAATGAAAGCAGCGCAAATCGAAAATGGGAGCTTAATAGTCGTACCGGAGATGTTACAGCGGTTGGGCAGTTCACAGGTGGAAGCCGCTTCTCGGACTATGCTGAGTACTTTGAAAGCATTGATGGGGAATCGATTCAATCAGGTATGTTAGTCACTCTTGACAAAGATAAAATACGATTAGCGCAACCAGGTGAAGAGATTCTTGGAGCTATTTCTGAGACCGCTTCGATCGTGTTAGGAACGGCTAGTTATCACTGGCAAGGAAGATTCTTAGCAAATGAATTTGGTGGGCTCGTTTACGAACCACAGGTTGTACGGATTTATGATATTGATGAAGACGGCAATACGCTCACTACGTATTCAGAAGAAATAATGGATCTGCCATTAGAAAATCCTAAATATGACTCAAGCTATGAATATAAACCACGCAATGAGCGTTCAGAGTGGAATGTCGTAGGTGTAACGGGACAAGTGTTTGTACGAATAAATGAAGATGTACAGGCTGGCGATTGGTTATGCGCTAAATCAGGTATTGGCCAACCAGCTACTGAAAGCGGAAATTTAAAAGCAATGCGAATTACAAAAGCATATAATGAAACAGAGGGATATGGTGTTGCACATTTGTTTTATTAAATAAAGTATAACGAAAGACAGGAAGCTGGTGAGCTTCTTGTTTTTTTTATTTAATGAGCTATTTCAGGAAAACCTATTGACGGTGTTAATACTACGTGATATGATATTTCTTGTCAGTTGGTGATTATCAGCAACTACTTATGCCGGTGTGGCGGAATTGGCAGACGCGCACGACTCAAAATCGTGTTCCTCTGGAGTGCCGGTTCGACCCCGGCCACCGGTATTAAGAGTAATTGAAAAACGTTGTAACGAAAAGGCTTCGCATACTTATGCGGAGTCTTTTTTGTGTTTCAACCACACGACAAAATTTAGCACTAATCGTGTGCGAAGGGTCGTGTGCTGTGGTAAGAAGAAAAATGCTTTCAGACAAAGAATTGCGGATAATTTCCAACGATACTTACGTTAAAAATGATTATGACGCCTTTAAGTTGTTTTTCGATGATTGTATCATCCGGAATTTGCGCCCACACACAATTCAATATTACAGAAACGAGTTTTCAGCAATTAAACGGGACAAGTACAATATGAAAGAATCGGACATTAAGACACTAATTACTAACATGCAAGAAACTGGATCAAAAACAACGTCAATAAACACTAGATTAAGGGCGTTGCGGTCATTTTTTTAATTTCCTAAAGAAAAACAAACATATCAAGGTAAACCCAATGAAAAACATCAAATTGCTAAAAGATGATAAAAAATTTGTAGAATCATTCAATGACGAACATATACGCTTGTTACTCAAATCTTGTAACTTAAAAGAATTTGTTGGCTTTAGGGATTACATTATGTTCATTTTATTACTTGATACAGGAATTAGGTTAAAAGAGATTGCAGGTTTGAAATTGGAGCATTTGAATGAAAGGGATAAAACAATCTTAATCACGGAGACAAAAAACGGTTATCAAAGGTTTGTTCCTGTTCATGAAAACACTTTAACGTTGTTAAAACGATATATAAAGATAAGGGGAACAGTTGACACCGATCATTTATTTATTACCGATAAAAACGAAGTTCTCGCTTATCGTGGCATTCAAGCGAGGTTCCAACATTATCAAAAACTTCTAAATTTCAGTAAAAAAAGACCCGCGTTTTAGTTGTCATACGTTTCGGCACACTTTCGCTAGGATGTATATTCAAGGTGGGGGCAATGGATTTGATTTACAGAAAATAATGGGGCATGAAACGATGGAAATGACAAAGAGGTACGTAAATCAGTTCAAAAGTGATTTGTCGGAGAATCATAAAAAGTTTTCACCAGCAAAAAGGTTCCTATAAACAAAAAAAAGGTGCTCCCGTGGTCAGCAAACCACTAACGGGAACACAAAAATTCTATTGGGTACTTCGATCATAACATGACGTGATCAGAGGTGCAAGAAGGGGATATGAAAATGAATGGTATAGTCAAACGGAGAAAAACTGCTAATTACGCTCAAATACATAACACCGCTTTACAAGGACTCGAAGATTTACGTTCAATCGGTTTATTAGCCCATTTACTTTCCTTGCCGGAAGACTGGGAGATACGCAAAACACACTTATATAATAAGTTTGGTCGAGGTCCGGTAACAAATGCCATTAAGGAACTGGAATCAAAGGGATATTGGATTGATGTTAAATACCGTGACGGAAAGAAGAATTTTCATTACTATGTCGTGTCAGATTCACCATTTGACGATACTGAGGCGATTTCAATCATTCGGGAGGTAATTAATGCAGGACATAAGATCATGTCACTAACGGACAACTACACGCATTTGCTTTCAATTGGCGAAAATCAACAACTCAAAAACGACACCTCAAATAACAAGGGTATAATCATGGATTCTTCAAGTGTCGATTTTGAACAATTGACCATGAACGATTCACCATCAACAGTTCAAGATCGACAACAACAAAGTAAATACGACAAAGGAAATAGTAATCAAAGAAATAAAATACAAATTGATAATATTAACAAGGAATCCAATATAGATACTATTGATCGACAATCGGAAACCGTTTTAAACCCGTCCGACTATGTAAAACGTTTAATCAATGCATGTAATGATTTGTATAACGAATATGCATTGGGGCGGTGGAATAAAAAGGCATGGAACACACTTGTGCGAGCATTCGCGACTGAAACGGTTGAACAAGGTAGACATGTAAATATACCCGTCCGCAATATAAACGCCTATGCTCGTCAAGCACTTGTGAATATGTCGTATAAGTATGATTTGAAGAAGGGAAGGGTAGAAACACCTCAATTTATGGATTGGTTGTATTAGGGGAAGTTGCCATAAAAAAAGGAACACCGAATGAACGGTGGTCTGTGGGAAGTAAAATGCATGTTTTACTATCTTTCACCAAAAACAGATACAAATTTAGGGTCAATCACTCTTCCATCAATGTTTGCAATTTCCGCTTGAATGGTATGTGTTCCTTTTAATTTTTGTACGCCTGTTTGTTTTGGGAAATATAGACCAACATCGCTCATACTTAATAAATATGCGTCTTTGCTTATCAACAAGGCGGAGATTGGTTTGTTTTGATTGATTTGATTGCCTAATTGAGTAAAATAAACGGGCTTGTTTAATAAAGATGCGTCTGCATCGGGAAATCTACCGTCATAAATCATATGTTCGTTTTTCCCTTCATCTTGCACACTCATTGCAGAATTGACATTAAATAAAAAGAAAGATTCTTTAAAATATTGACTCGATAACACATTTTTAACAACTCTTAAATCAATCGGTTCAGAAAATGAATTTCTTGCTTCATTATTAGAACTAGTGAATAAACGTTGTAATTTAGGTTGTTTGTAATAGTCCGGGTTTTCCCCTACAAACGCTAAACCACTACGTGTTAATTCTGTTTCAATTCCAAGGAGCATAGGCTTTATTAGCATTTTTCCAATATGTTGAATAATATATTCCGGAGAATTTAAAAAATATTGAGATGATAATTCAATCGCACTTACCATTTTACGAGCGCTTGCATTCATATCCATATATTGCATTGCATTATCTCTGTTTATATATTGTGCAGTTTCGCCTTGCATCATAGGGAAATTTACTTTTGTGACGGCACTTTCTTTTAATATCCGCACAGGTTTATCAGATATTTTGTTAAACTCATTAAGAAACCCTTTATATTTTGTGCCACGCAAATCTATAATTTCTTTCAACTGTTCTTTTACCTTTATAGCATCTTCATTTGAGAATTGTTCTGCCATGATATGTCCTCCAATAGAAAAAGACGCTGATTATTCAGCGCCTTCGGTTTGTTTTAAGAATTTAATTGCCTTTTCATTCACAATCTTAAAGTCTGCGTAAATGTCAAGAAGTAACAAATGCGCACCTTTTAATGATTGGTGAGCATCGTCTGAAATACGTTTTAATAAAGCGCCCTGTTTAATCATTGATGCAGTTGCTTCATGGAAATTTACAAAAGCAACAGTAACTGCTCCGGCTTCTTGACCTGTCATGAAATCTTGAATTACGATTTCGTGACCAAATACACGATAAATCGGTTTATCGTTCACTGTATCGCGAACCACATGATAATTGCCGTCATTGTCTTTCAATTTGGCAACTTGATTGAACGTTTGACGGTTCATAACAAAAACAGCACCATTCAAATAACTCGGATGCATGGAAAGAATCATATCCAATAAGTGATCTAAAGTGATTTGTTTATCAATGTGAGTACCAACGACTTCGGCTTTATCAGTGGTTAAGATACCCTCAAATTGTAAATCATCTTTATCTCCGATAAGAGCAGATTCATCCATTTTAGAAGCAAGTCTTCGAGTCAATATTCCAGAAGCGTAACTCATTATATCGATGCCCGAATCATTAACTAATTGTTGAGATAATTCAATGGCAGTCGCTGCACGTCTTTGTTCGAGTTTTACCGTATCGAACTTAAATCCGGACAATTCCGCATTTTTCAATTCACCGATAAAAGTAGCATTACCGATTTCTTGCTCACGAAGAATTTCAAGTGTACCCGTTACTGGTGTAAAACCTTTTGCTCGTCCAAAAATTGATGCTTCTTCGGTCAATTTAGCAACCAATTGATTAGATAAATGGGTAGGGATAGTGATAGACTGATTTTCAGTAGTCAACGCTCGTACTTCCTCAGCATCTACATTACCTTTCATAAATTCCGTGACTCCACGTAATTCAATATCTTCTTGTGTTTCTTCAAGCGCAACTTTACGTACTTCTTCCTTTACAACTTCTTCTTTGGACTCAAGGGCTTTCAATTCTGCGCGTAATTCTTCAGCGCGTTTTTCTTTAGACATATTGGTTTCCTCCGCATATTGGTTTTGGGCATAAAAAAAAACGCCCGTCAGATGTTTGTTCATCTGAGCGAGCGTGTATTTCTGATTGTTCATAAGCAGGCGATTTAACGATTGATACTTCTGTTAGGGTCAAATCTGTAACGGAACGTTCGTGTAATCCGTCTTCACCGAATCCCCATTCATCTTCATTGACTCGAAACCCAAAAGACATGTTGGTTATTAAACCGTCTTTAATTAGGGTGTGATAATCTTTGCCGAATGAAGTTGGACTAATACGCGCTTCCATGTATAGTCCGGTATCGTCTTCTGACAACGACAGTGAACCGTTTCGCGTACCTGCGAGCATTTTCTTATCATCATGTTCGGCATACAACCAAACTTCACTGTTCGTATCAAGTGAACGTTGAAAAGCACCTGCCATGATTCGTTCGCGAAAGTTCTTTGCACCTCGAATGGGTTTTGACCATTGTCCGGTTTTATTGACATAACCCTTAACAAGTAGGTCATTGTCATGGTCTTTATGTTCAATAGTTAAATCATTTGTCCGCAATTCAAGTTTAGTTTGTGTCATATTATTTCCTTCCTTTGTCGGTGGTTGTCGCGCCTGGCATTTCAATGAATACATCGTTATCGACCGAAGGTAAATCTAATTTGTTTCGACCCTCGTTGCGTGAGTAAACGCCACCATTTATCGCTGAAACAACTGTCTCAACTCTGTCTTTTTCAGTGGTTCTCAAAAGTTCCGAAGTGTCAAAACGGAAGAAATATCCTGCGTCTTTTTCAGATTCAAGGAGCAACGATTTATTAATTGATGTTTCCAATGCAGATATAATCGGAGCTAAAGTAGTTTTCAGAAAATGTAAATTGTTTTGTTCAATAGAAACGTACTGTTTGCCAACCGTTGAATTGACAAGGCTTTCCGGCACATTGAACAGTTTACAAATTTCTTGGACGGTCTGTTTGTTTGTTTCATTCATCTGTATATCGTTGGGGTTCATGGAAAGTGGTTGATAATCAATACCTTCTTGAAGAACAACTGTTTTCGCAGCGTTCCTTACTCCGGAGTATAATTTCTTCCATGCCGTTCTCAATTTGGTAATTTGATCTTCATTCATTCGACCACTTGTTTTTAAAATACCTAAAGGCAAAGCACCGTTCTCATATAATGAATTGGTGTATTCCATTTGTGCCAACGCTTGTTTAAATGTCTCGTTGCCATGATCAATAAGACCTTTAGATGTTAAACCATCATGTGATTCATAAAGCGTAATGATTAGGTTGTGTGGTTTGAAAGTAGGGAGCGTGCGTCTTGTGCTATGGATTGCATTGCTCTCCGTGTTTGCAAGAATAACATCACCGCGTACCATTCGGTAACCATCCGCAATGTAACGATTAACCACAATTGAACGAGCAGGCAAAGGGTACAAACCCTCTATAGACATAGATTTCTTATAGATGTTTACATATGAAGAACCGTGAATTAAATAGTCTTTGACCATATTCTTTTTGAAATTGTGACCAGTCAAAAAGTCGTTTGCTTCTTCATTAAGTAGGCGTTCACGGTAATCAGCGAGTTTCCGTTCAACTGAACCATCTTCATTTTCTCGATATAGATATATAGGCATGTGAGCAATAGAACCGGAGATCAACTCTAAACATGCTTTAACAGTAGGGATTTTCATGATTTTTTCTTCGGTCAAAGTGCCGGTATTGTAATATGATTCAAGAGCAATTGTGCCGTTAGATGTATCAACAGTCGGCTCTGAACGTGTTTCATTCTTTTTAAACCAATTCATCATTTGCATATAAGTGGTTTCCTTTCTGTTTATGTATAATTCTGAATAGTTATTTTTGAATATTAATATCAAAAACCCCCCCCTTCCATATAGGAAAAGGGGTAAAGAGGAGGTTTTCTGTTATGAGTTGTAATGAGTAGAATCTCACTGAGCAGGGCGCATGAACGGAAGGAATAATGGATGATTGAGCAGATGGCACAAATGCGCCCTGTTCACTGAAAACAACTCTTAGCGGTATAAAAGGAACTTAACGTTGTGTTTTTCCGTCAATGCATGTTCTGGAGAAATACTTTGTAGGTTGGCATTGATAATCAATGCAGTTGCATTATGACTATATCCCATTGCCTTTAATTTTTTGCATTGCAAAGACTTCCATAAGACGATCAAACGCTTTTTGTCTTTGTGATCAAGTTCAGTTGAGTCTAAGTCAATGTTCAAAGTGGTATTCAATTTAATAATTCCATTTGATTGATTTGATTTGCACATAAGTCACTTACCTTTCTTGCGGTTACTTTTTCTTCCCTCTTACTTTATATATACAGTACTGCGAGAAAAGTAAGGTATATTATGGCAAAAAAGTTAATATATTATAATTCGAAAACTAAATCGGCATCCGGATCAACGTACCCTTTATCAATTTCATTTTTCCACATAGCCATAGCGTTGATAAGGGATGCGAGCATGTCAATTTTACCGGACGATTTCTTTTTGTTGATGTAACTGTTTAGGTTTGTGTCCAACACTTCTTTGGCATTACTCACATGGGTTTCTAAAAGGGGATTACGCTCATAGAAAAATTTTTCTCCGAGTACAGACTCTTTTAGTAATTTGGTAGGTGGGTGCAGATGTGAAGAATATTGCTTAATAGCGATAACTTCGTATCCACCTTCAAACCACTTACTTGCAGAAGAAATAGCATTCCACGTGTCATAGGCAATGCCTTTGATTTTAACGCCATAATTTTTCTCAAGGGTCATAACAAAATTCTCAATTTGTCCGTAATTCATTGTTTTTTTCACCGGAAAAGAAACAATATCCACGCCGTTCATATTGCCGATAGTGTACTTTCTCGCGTTTTTCTTTCTTTTCAATTTCATGAGGGGTAACAAACGCCCATGCTTTTGAATAAAAAGACTCCGTTTTCCAATCGTAGTGAATCATTGAAACCGCCGTATTATCATCAGTTTTTGAAAGATCGACACCGACATACACTTCTTTGCCTTTCCAGTCAAAATCGTCTTTATTGAGTTTCCCTTTTACAAAATCGTCATGGTCAAGGAATGGGGAAGTGGATGCACCATCAACAAATATGTTTAAATGTTTGGTTTTAAAATTACTTTCTTCAGTTGGCATATTAATTGCTTTGAAGCGTTGTTGCTTCAAAAAAATCTAAGTTCTCCGGTACATCATATAACAACGGGTTCGCTTGATATAACGATTTATCGGACAACCAATCGTCTGAATCGTCTGGTCGGTACAATAGGGCAAACAACGATTTATCTTCGATTAAACCATCGATCACTTTTTCAGCGTATTCAACTTCTTCCGTCATTGGGTTGCTAATTGAATCATAGGCGGTAGAAATTAAAATACCCGTTTTATTGACGAGGTTCATTTGTGATGATTCCATTGCAGAAATAGGGTAGCGGTTGCGTAATGCACCAACTTCATCAGCAACGAACGCTGTGGCAAGTCTACCGTCCATTTGATTATCAGAAGTCGCTAAAGGTGTGAAATTAGAATTATTTCTAACACAACGTATCTCGCTTCTCGTTACTTTAAAATATTTACTGATTTGAGGACTCGTTTTAATCATTTGAGTGATCTCTTTTTTTTACGATTGATGAGAGTTCCCTGTTCGGAGCAACCGAATAAAACTCAGAAAATGTCGGTTCAGTAAGCATCAAAATTACTATAAGTAATGCGACAATGAACGATTTACCGGATTTACGGGCAATGAGCAGAACCGATTTTTCATATCTCCGTTTGTCCGGCTGGTCTTTATGAACCCAACATAAGGCATTAATTAAAAAAAACCATTGAAAATCGCCAAGTGCATCATGTGCTGATGAACCTGCCTTAAATCCAGTGGCCATTTTAATTAGTTTGGTTAATCCAGTTATAAGAAATAATTTATTGTTGTCGATTTTGTATTTACTGTCTGGATTGTCCACCTCGTCAATAAATTGTTGGCATACCTTTTTGATGTAACTACCGGAGATAATCTTGTCATTTACTACATTTTGAGCGTAAAAATACGCCTTATGATCTTTAATCATCATAGGCGTTTGCTTCTTTCTCCAACATATTTAATGGGTCAGTTTCTTCTTCGAGTTTATCAAATTTTAATTGCGCCAATTGTGCCCTTGAAGATGGACTTAAACCCAGTTGATTTGCGCATTTCATGAATATATCCGTGTACGTTTTCTCGGTTTTTACACTTGGATGTTCCTTTATTTTAATGTGTCCGTAACGGTCTTTTTCACTGATGTGCAACCCTTCTTTATTTAGTGTTTTGTCGCATTGTCGTAAACGATCAATAGACATTGCTAATCGTTCCAACAGTGTTTCATCCAAATCACTCAAGAGATTTAAGTCATTCATCAACAAGATGATTTTCTTATAAATTATTTTACCCGCTCTAGTTAGATTCTTCGGTGGATTCTGATACAATGAATGTGTAGTTCCTTTAAGAAATTCCTCGATTTCTGCCAATCGTTGTTTTTCGGCATTAGATTTCTGATTGCTTTTATTTTGACTTGCGGGTACTTTGCTTCTTGGCATAATTCTTCAATCCTTTCCTATCATGTGAGCATATTTCACCGAGATTCTGTAAAAAGGGAGGTTCGTTGTAAATACTCGTCCACCAAGTCCTCCACAAGACCCCCTATAAAAGAAACGACCCTAAGAGGGGTTTACATATCTCCTTATACTCAATGTACTCTTTTTATTTACAAACAATATTCATGTGTGTCTTCCGGAACTGTCCATTCAAAGTCAATTCCTTTTTTACCTAAACTGGTATTACATGATTGACATAACGTCACTAAGTTACTATGTTCGTATACAAGTTCGGGATAATCACTCCGCGGTTTAATGTGATGCACTTGTAGGTTACTTGTTACATAGTATTTATTTTTTTGCGTAACACCTTTGACAGTGAAAGTTGTCTCTAGCAATGATTATTAACCTCGTATTACGCCATCTCTTTTCCTTGTAGAACTTTGCTTCTTCGGGATGATCTTTCCTGCGTTGTTTCTTTCTTTCTCTTTCATCTATTTTTTTACACTCACACTTTTTTTCCTATGGGAACAACTTTCCCGCAGGAACACATATAGTTCATTTTACAAATCTCCTTATTGATAGACTAGGGTGGGGCAGGGGTTACTCCAATGCTTTTAGTAACAATGCATCCAATGTTTTAAATCTTATTTTCTCGTTATAATAATCCTTCCGTATAACGATGGTTGTACCAATTCGGTAGGTGTGTGTATTTACTTTATTGATAGGTTCGCTACCATTATCTTCAATTGCTTCTTTAGACGTTTCATATTCCCGTAATATCTGCCCATCGGCATTAACATGCAACCATATGTTATGGGGCAATTGTTGTTTTATATTTTTTTTATGTTGTGTTGATAATGGTCGACTTGCTCTTGTGGGGTAGAACGTTCCAAATTGATCAAGCGGTTGTCCGATTTTATACCGTTGATATGATTAACAGATCGTTTCTTTTTTGGTTCAGTTTCAAAAGCAGACATAACCAATTCATGTACTGCGAGGGGTTTTGATTTCTTATCAATACACAATGAGAAATATTTATAACCCGTCCAGTGCAATGAAGCGGTGTAATGCCTTGTTACGTTTCCTTTAGTAATACTCTTGATTGACCCTTGATCAGATACATAATACTTGCGCCCAGCGTTTTGATGAAATAATTTCCATTTTATCCTCATAATCCATTCTCCTAAAAGTGAATATAGATATTCAATTTTGCGAGGGTGATTCTATAGCACCGATACAAAACGGTTACTTTTTCTTCCCCCTCACTATATATGTACGCTTCTCGGAGAAAAGTAAGGTGTATTTGTGTGAAAAATCAGATTTATTTAAGCGCACTCTATTTTTGTAGGCGTGACACTTCGTGTTTAATTTTTGCTCGTTCCTCGCAATAAATTAAATATATTTTCAAATTCCGTATCTTCGCTTCGCTCGATACTGCATTGAAAATATAAATAGACTCTTTTTTTTGTAGAATTAGTATTAAATAAGAGAAACCCTACAAAAAGAGTCATTAACCCATAATCAAATAAGTTCAATTAACCAATATGTTCTTTGACCATGCTCTTTGTTTAATTTTACGGTAGTTAACTTGTATTCACTATCCGTATCAATCATAAGATTTCTTAATTTAGTAACACTGATGGAAGGACGTTTTACAACGTCTGAATATCCTGCATTGAACAATTCATCTTTGAACAGTTTTTGGTCTTCCGTAAACATTTTTATGTTTGACCATTTATCGAAAACATGTTCGTATTGCTGATGTTTTGTTTTCGATTTTGTATAATCCTCTATCTTAATATTTTTATAAATGCTTTGTATAAACTTGATAAACCCTTTTGAACGGATGCTTTTCATTTCTTTTAATCGGACTTCGAGAAATAATTCTCTTAAATAGGAATCAGATGTATCTCCGGTATGTTCACTGTGTGACTTGATACCATCGAGTTCGTTTTTTTTAATTTTAATATTTCATCATCTAATTCCTTGTTAGTGGGTTTCACGAAACAGGCAACAATGTTTGATTTACGGACACGAGCAAACTGCTGAATAAAATCGGTGGAACTCTTTGGTTTAATTGACACAACAACTTTAACATTGGGGTCAATAATGTTTACCCCTTCGGCAATTACAGCATTTGCAATGACTTTATTGTGGGGTATTATACCTTTGTGTATACCGTGTTCACCCATGACAATGGCGTTTAATACTTCATGGTTAATTTTATTACGATACTGATTTGATGCACCACATATAAACGCACCATCATTTTCTTTAGTGTATTGATTATGATTGCTACTGCTTCCATTTTGAAACACCAAAAACTTGTTTGTGGATGACGCTTTATCTTTCATGAGGGTGCTGATTTGTGCAGGTTTATCATATACACGAATGCTTTTGATGTTGGTGTTACTTGAATCGATCTTGGTTAATGGTTTGATGTTCCATTGTTTAATCAATGGTTGAACGTACTGTGGCGTACCAGTCAATAATAATTTGGTTCCTGTTGCTTCCTGTAAAAATCGAGCAGAATACGGAGTGTTACCCGTATAGGAATCCTTAACAAAATAATGAAACTCGTCACATACGATAAAATCGTAGTTTTTGAGTGTGTTTAATTCTTGGTGGTTGTCATTCGCATACAAGTGTTCAATCTTTTGATAATTGTTTATCTCAATGAAATTTCCTTTAAACTTCTTTTGCAGGGTTTCCATTTCTATTGCTAAATCGGTGTTGGTTTGATGCTTTAGTGCATTGCGGTGTGTTAAGTAAAGCACTTTGTAATCATGATCGTTACAATAGGGGATCAATACATTTTTGATCATGTGCGTTTTACCGGAACCAGGTTCCGCAAATATACCGTACATCTTGTTTCTTTTTAAACCTGCTATTTGATCAGCGGTTAATATCTCTCTATGTTTAATATCCATAATTTCTCCCAACAGAATCTATTTTTATATCTATTATACGCGTTAGAATTTGCTTGTCAGGCTAGTTTTGAAAGTTTTTAATAGAATTCTTTATCTTGTTTACTGAAAATTGGTACATTATAATAGCGTTATAACGACTGAAAGGGGAATGTATGTGGTTGCGCACCAGTTGACCGTAGACGAATATTACAAACTAGTCGACTATATTATTGATGAACACCGTAAACATCCAAGTGAACGAACCAGTGTACATGAAATACTAGTAAACCATCTATTGTCTCAAAACCTTAACTTATTGTATCAAATAATGACTGAAAAAAGAGAATTATCACTATTAATTGACCTTGAACGTATTAATCCGATACAAACCAATCAAATGTATGACCTAATCTTAGCGAATTACAAAAACTGAATAAGGAGTAACCCATGAGCGATTCCAAAGAACCAAAGGCAAAAGGGATGAAAAACATCTATAAAAAATCTCTTGCGATTGAGTTAATTAAAAAGGGTCATGATTTTTCTCATTCAATGCGCAATAAACACGACAAGCGGTTCCAAGTCTATGTATTTCATGAAACACCGGAGTTACTGGAAGATTTACGAATAATGACTGAGCAATTGCACAAGAAACGAGGTAAAATCGAATGAAAAAGATAATTTATGGACTTATAGGAACATTAGCAGCGATAGCAATTATCGGCTATGGTGGTTATAAACTAATGGAAAACTCATTGAGCGAAACACCTGTAGCGCATAATTCTAAGGAACGCACTGAAATAACTCAAAAAATAGAAGTGGAAGAAACCGAGGTTGTACTCAAAGTAACCAATGATGAAGACCTTGAAGCGCTATTCCCCGATACGATGAGCGAATATGAAATGCAGGAAACAATACACTTCATGTCGCATGGCTTGGTTCAAGCGAATCAAAAATGGGGGAAGATAGAAATGACCGAGGATCGAGTGGAACGTTTACTATACGTTGCTGAACGCAATGCTGATACATATACTCACGGAAGTAACTACGTGAAAATACTTGAACGGTGGAATGACGGTAATTTTAATAACGCTGTCGATGATCATAACTTTGTTTGGGGTTTATGGAATGGAACAGTAGGAAAAGCAACACGGTTATTGACTCCGAGTGAAATTGAAAAATATAATGCTGAAAATTTCGATTAAATATTCGACAATGCGTCAAATTTCTGTATAATTAGATTAAATAAAAGGGGGGGGTTACTATTGAAAAGATATGATAGCAAGGAAATATGTCCTAAATGTCAAACTGAACATGTATTACATCATATGAAATTCCCTTTTAGAGACGAAGGTGGAACGATTAACTGCCAAGAATGTAATCATCTATTATTTAGTTATCCCAAAGGAACTGATGATTACAGTATAGAAAAACGTTCAGTATATGATGCAAGGATGGAAAAAATAAAAAAAAGAAGAAGCATCATACCCCACATGTAAATGCGGTAAAAAAATGACACCACGGAGTGGTCCGAGAGGTAAATTTTTTTGGATGCGTAGATTTTCCAAACGGATGTAACATGACTAAAAACAGATAATTGTAAATCACCTTAAAAGGTGATTTTTTTTGCTCCTACTGACAGTGCATTTTGCTTCTCTTATGATAGTGCTATCAAATCCTAAGGAGTTGTTACAATGGAAATTTCAAACAATGAAAAAGTAGATGTGCTATTGAAGGAAGTCAGTGAGAAAGTGAACAACCTAATGGAAAAAAAGAACTTACGAACCTATGACGAGATAATCAATTTAGATTTGTACCATCTTGCAGTCGATTGTGAAACATATCTTATGACCATTAATGAGTTTGACAGCCGACCAACTATAAATCACTTAAAAAAGAAAAACGAGGGAGCGGGAGCGAATAGCCGCCAACTGCTGAACTTTATGGAATTAATTGATGATATGAACATTATGCGGAACAAAATAGGGTTTATATATGAAGATAAAAATCCGGTGCGCAACGATGAAACTATGGAACGTTCATTCCTACTAGGGGATATTGAGAAGAAGTGGGGCAAAATAATGTTCGACTTTGAGGAAGAAATCTAATAAATGACTGTTTGACCGATGGCGATATGCTGTCGGTTTTTTGATGCTTGTTCACAATTTAGACACATTTTATAAAAGTTTAAAACTTTTTTTTGATTTCATCCTTACATAAAAAAAACTTCCAATACAATACCTAGCATCAAGCAAAAAAACACAAACACTTGGAGGTTTTAACATGACAAACGAAACAGCAAACAGAAAAAAAATCGAGGTAACAATCCCACGGACGATCATACAAGAAGTTGTATGGTTACCTGTTACCATGTATGCAAAATGGCATCAAATATCAGTGGTCAAGTTGAAAAAAAATCTTTAAAGAGTATGGCATTAAATGCGAGTCATTCGATGGTATAGGGAAAGCGCTTTGGGTAAAAGAAACGGAAGTAAAAGACTTATTTATAAATGGTATGAATTACAGTGTCACTACCACGGTTACAACTGAGGCATACTTTGAAATTGTTGATCAAGAGTTATACGACAATGAACAAGAAAAGCGTGCTAAACGGGAGGAAAATAAAAAAAGAAGTCAACGAAGACCAAAAGGAAGAAATTAAAAAAAAGTTACTGCGGAAATGGGAAGACTTGGATTGAAAACAGAAATGGATGAGATTTTGAAAAAAAAGTGGTAGGGAGTATTCACTTCAATTCTTCTAAATTAACTGTAAAACAATATCATGATCTCATGAAGAAAACGAACAAACCGATTAGGAATGCATGTAAAACAAAGTAGCGTCATTTGCATGGGAGAAGTATGATTTAATTAATTACCATATTTATCCTTACAGGCTAAATAAAGGCAATATAATGGTAGTGTAAAAAAAAACGGAGGAAATAACATGAAAGATTATATTAAAAAAAGTAGGAATGTACGAGTTTGATTTACCGGAAAATATTGATGGTGAACATTTTTGTTATAAATTCGAAACTTATTCAGAAGGTTTGTACGGTTGTTCAATTAATTATGATCTGTTTGCAGAAATTGATTCAGTTCAGTTTATAAACTTTGAAACCAATGAAAAATATTATATATCATTCATTGAAACTACATGTAGAATTGAAACTAATGATTTTACGTTTCTATCTGAATTGAATAAGTTTATTTCTACATTAATCTAATGAACATCCACGACCACCCACTGTATAATCGGTGGTTGGGGATGATGTACCGATGTTATAAACCGTATCACTCACACTACAAGTATTATGGTGCGAAAGGTGTCGTTGTGGACGCACGATGGCACAATTTCAAACTATTCGTTGAAGATATTTACGACAGGATGCCAAATGGACATTTGCTGGAAAGTAAAGGGTATGTTTTGGACAAGGATATTCACGGAGGTAACATTTATTCATTGGACACATGTGTTGTAATTTCCAAAAAAAAGAAATAG